TTTTGATAAACATATATTTCATCAAACGAACCTGTTGATGTTGTACCATCACCACTTCCATCAAAGAATGTAAATCTTAATTCGTGGTCACCTGTTTCAGTTGCAGTTATATCAAATGATTGAGTTGATGATGCGGTTATAGCACCAACCATCCCTTCGTAATCACCTTCAGTTTTAACAACTCCACTTGGTGTTTTGATTCTAAAAGCTACATCATCAAATGATGCAGGGTCTATTTGAAATTGTACTCCATAGTTTATTTCATTCTGAAGATATGCTGGGAACACTAAGGTTGTTCCTGCGAAATTAGATGCTGATATAATTAGTGATTGATTTTGTAAGAAAGTGAATGGAACGTTACCATTAAAATCATTAATTGATTCAGTTAAGAATGCTGAACCACTACCTTCACTAAAACCTTCATATAATACAATACCTTCAGTTGGTAATCGTTCAGTTTCAACTCCGTTAAATACTTGTGTAGTTGATGTACTCCATAAATTATCGTTATCTCTTCGTTCCCAACTACAACCATCTGTATTTAGAGGTGTATCAAAAAACTGCCCACTTCCTTCAGACCAACTCTGAGATACAGGATATACTTCTAATGTGTATTCCGTTTTTACCTCATCGGCTTGAGTAGATGTTAAATTAAGTTTCCATTCGGCGTTAGTTGGTATATCACCATCAACAATAGAAGATGATATATCAGTTAAATCAAATTGTGTTAGAATTCTACTATTACCTATGTGTATTTTTTCAGTATCTTCATCAAAGAACTTAGTTACTTCCAACACTTCATCTAAACCAGAGTTCTGTGCTTTACGAGTATTTTGTTCGTAGATAGTAGAATCTTTTTGTCCGTATATTCTATAAATCATAATATATCCTCATTTAGAACTGTTGGGTTATTACCTGTCCTTTAATATCTGTATTTGGGAACTTCACTTCAAATATAGATGGGTCTTTAGGTGGATATATAATACCACCTTTAGTTGCGTTTCTAATACTATATTTGTTTGGTGAATAGTTTCCGTTAAATTTATTTACAATCTGTAATCCACCCTTTCCTTCTTTATCAGGTCTTACTACAGTTTGTACACCATCTACTTTATCTATTTCTACATATATTTTAGATATATTAATTGGTTCATTAATTCTCCAATTATCTATATCAAAATATTCTCTTAATCTGTTGATAGCCCTTAATAGAACTTCATTTGAATTATATTCTGGAAGAACTACAATTTCAAAATTAATTCCTATGTTTACAATATGGGCATTTTTTATATTTACCGCATCAGTTAATAATCTGTGATAAGAAATATAATTTTTTAAGTTATATTTAGTTGCAGGATTTAATGATGTTAAGTTTTTATTATTATCATATCCACAAGTGTATAAATTTAAAGCCAGTGGATTTGGAATTTCAGTATTGATAAACTGTCCATCTACTTTAGAATATTCTGTTTGATAATCTTGTACTAAATATGCTTTTGCTACAGAACCGAACTGAGGTGGAAGTGCGTAACATCTCATTACATAATCTTCTCTTGTTACGGTTCTATTTTGAGCGGCGAAGAATGCCATTGCATTCTGTCTAATTTCTTCTTGAGTTTCTGTAGTTTTACCACCAATTGCTGGGCCTGGATTTGAACACGCTAAAGATTGCCTAACAAATCTAACTAACGCATCGTTAAGATTTATTTCATTTTTTATAGTTGTTGTACTTGATAATACATTAACTAAATCTTTAGCAGGTACATTATCTACAATACCATTACCTACTAAATAGGTTACAGTTAGTGTAGTATTTGAAGGAGCGACTCCATATGTTTTGGTATATAGAAAGTTTGATGGGTCTAATGATGAATCTAAATTCTGATGTTCTGTATAAAGTGCTGAACCTACATTATCAGGATTAGGAATTATTTCTTCATCAGCATTTGATGAGATACCTGCACCAAAACAAATATTTAAAATTCCATCATCTTCAAACTTTGTTACATATCTTTTAGGAACTCTATTTAACTCTAATAAGTAAGGAGTATCACCACTATACTGATGTAAGTATGTGGAATTATCTTCGTTGTTATCTATTTGTTCGAATACCGTATCTTGTGCTAAGTATGGAACTCTTGTCCAAGTATCACCATCTGAATCTTTTATATTTTTTACTCTGATTAGATTATCATCTTCGATTTTTATTTTATCATAAATCTTTGGTGTACCAAATTCAAACGTTTTGGTTTTTTCTTTTCCACTTGTTGCCTTTACTTGTTTCTTTAAAAGATAATAAACAGGCTCATTTGTACTTTCATCTATTTGATAAACCGATACCTCAGTAGCATCAAATGATGATGAAAATGAAAAATCAACTGAAGATATTGTAGTAAACTCCACATCTGAAAAATCTGTTGAACCAACTACCATGCCTTCATTTAAAGTCATAGCGTAATCATAATCAGGAGCTACATTATCACCACTACCCTTTGCCGGTACTAATTGAAATACATCTAATGTTACGGATGCTGGTATAATATTTTTTGGTTTGTAACCTAATGAGTTTACAATATTAAATAGGTTTACATTTTCTTCTGCCGTAGTTAATAGTGATTCTCTTAATTGTGTATCTGTATAAAATGATAACACATCACCCACATATGATGCCATTTCCATAAACATCATACCAGGAGATGATTCATTAAAATCGTTAAATGTATTTGGGAAATAATTTTTAGAAAACTCAATTAAGTTTTTTCTAAACTCACCAAAATCTCTACCGATTAACGATACATCTTTTTGTACTAAATCTGATTTTACTTTCTTCATAATTTAAACCTATTCTAAATAAGCCCCTTCAGAATCTATAAATAATATTATCTGTTCGTTTGCACCTTGTTCTGTAACTCTAAATCGTAACTGAATCTTAACACTATTTCTATCAGGATTCGTATCAATAGATATGTTATCAATAACTATATAAGGCAACCAAAATTTGATATCATCAGAAAGTGTTTTAGACATTCTTTCCTCAATATCTCTATCTATCAATTCAAAAAGTAAAGAATACACATCCGAACCAAACAAAGGTTGGAATGGTCTTTCACCCTTTCTAGTCAATAATAGATTTTTTAAATTAGATACTGCTTGTTCTTCAGTTGTAAAACTTTGAGCGAATAATCCATTGGGTTTACCAAATGGTAATTTTACTCCAACTGCAACATCAGGCCTAAAATCTATTGGGTTATAGAAATATTCTTTTCTTTCTTTGGCCATTTAACTATCTTCCTTTTTTCTTATCAATAGTTTTCATCAATTGAGAATAATCTTTATTGATAACATTCATTACACTAGCAACTTCTTGATTGTTCACATCAACAGGTCTACCATCTATATCCTGTGTTGGTGCTACCGTTGCAGAACCACCTCTCATAAATGATTGTGCTTGATTGGATGTATATGGATTTCCATCTAAATTTCTCCACTCACCACTTTGATGTGTTTCGTTTAACATCTCATTTAACATTTCGTTTTGTACAAACGTTTTTGGTTTAGATACTTTTTTATTTTCTTCTATTGCTAAAATCTTACCCATATCAATTTCTAATGGGTCTACTTTAACTTTTTTAGATTTTATTTCTTTTATAATCGGTTTTTGAGATTTCTTAACCTCAGACAAGATAGGTTTTAGTTCCTCACGAACTACCTTTCTTACGATTACTTCTAATAATTGTGCTAAATCTTTTGCTTTCATAATTCCATACTTTATATATAAATATTAAAAACTTTTGTTTTATACTAACTGAATCCAAGGTATCGGTAACGTTGGGATTGGTATTGGTGAAACTGGTGTTCCACTTACAACTCCCATTGTATGTACACCCCCTACAGTTAGTAAATGTGATTGAAATGCTATTTGTAATTTTGTTGCCATTGGAATCCCATATGGTACTGGTGATGTTGGATGAGTAAATGCATTTAACAATCCTGCTTTAAGTGGTGCTATTGCCCCACCATTTGTAACAACATTCGTAATTGGTATAAATACTCCTGGTGCTCCAGTCGAAGATGCTATATGTAATGGGTCTGGTACAAGTGGTGAGAATACAGTTGCTAACCAATATTGAGATACTGAAGTAGCCCATCCAGTAAAATGATTTAGTTTAGGTCTACTTTCTGAATCATTAATATCTTTTAAACATTTTTCTATAGCATTTACCATTGGTTCAATTGGAGCCGGAGTTTGAATTCCATTTATTCCAGCCGGTGCAACAGTAAAAACCGATGATACTGCAATGGCATATTCACCAGCTAGTTTCTGAGCGGTTTTTCTGTAAGTCTTACCTTCAGTTGCTGAGTTTAGGTATCCACCTACTTTTGTGATATATGCGGGCCATACTGCTGCCATAACTTATTCTTACTGTTTCATTGCTTTTATATTACTTACGATAGTTGCCACTTTACTTGCATTAGTAGCCGGGCCTGTTGGTCCAACTCCGGTTGCGAAAGTAGCGGCGGCCGATGTTAGATTTTTTAACTCTGTTGCCAACTTTTCAATCTCTGTAAATAGTTTATCCATTTCCATTTGCCAGCCTGGTGTTGCATTTATAATATCTTGTTTAGCGGCTATAATAACTTTTTCATTTCTAGCGTTTAAGAATACCCTGTCCGAATTAAGGTATATAGATGAATTTGAATATGATGATGGGTTATCTGCTCCACCAATTCCGTTTTGAGCTGGTTTTAGTTTTATCTTTTGTGATGAACCCAACCATATAGATGAAAGGTCATCATTAACATCTTCTATAATAAACTTGTTGTAAGAACCACCACTCTTTCTACCGTTAGATATAATTGTAATTGGGTCGTTATCCGTAGATGAACTCCACGATGGTTTCTCAGATGTTTTACTTCCTTTAGGAGTATATCCAAATCTCATTGAATGTCCAAACCTACCTTCTAAAAGAACATCACCGATAAATGGTTGTACAGAACCTACATCAGTTCTTTCGGAAAACCCATCACCTAATTTTTTATCACTACTACTACCACCTACACCTGGAACTCCAGCAGCGGCGGCTTCATAACCCGATGCGGATGCTCCTGTCGATAATAATGTTTTAGATGTTGGTAATGAGTTATTATGTGGATTCCTTTGAATCGCTACTGGATTTAGATAATAAAAGGTTTGGTTAGATTCTCTTTTAGCTGGATTTGATTCGGGTTGTGAAGCTCTTATCAATACAACAGATTCCCCTATTAGTGGGATTCTTCTAAAAGATAAATCATATGGATATGCCGTTATCTGTTGATTAGGATTTTTTTGATTGAAGCATTGGATTTCATAAACTTCATTTACATCATTATCCTTTAATATTATTTTTTGTACTGTAGCTACTGATACACTCATTACTCATCTCCCTCTGTATTACTAAGAGCATCAATCTTATTATCGATTGCTTTGGCGTTTTCTAAAAGTTGTTTTTTCTCTTCATCACTTAATCCAAGTCCACCACCTTCACCTGAGTTTTCATCCTTCATCATTCGTTGAATGATTGCCGCCAATTTAACAATCTGTTCATCGTTTCTTACAGCCACTTCCATGTACTCTTTTATCAAAGGAACAATTACAGTAGCATCTTGTAGGTTTTTTACCAATGGTTCTAATTGTGCAATAAGAAGTTTTAGTTGTCTATCCTTCTTTTTAGAATTATGGTAAACATCCGACATGATATCAGCAAATGTTTTTCCTTTAAATAATTCAGTATCTTTATCCATTACTATCCTTTAATTTATATCTAAGTGATAAATATCCTTTTTGATTATATTCGGTGTACAATTCAACATAAATACCTTTTAGTTTACCAACTACTTTAGTTATGTATTGTGTATGTACACCTGTTCTCTCTCTAATAAGTATGTAGAGTGCTTTCTTATTGTACGAATATAAATCATATCTGGTCTTAAATAATTCATTTATTGAATCTGCGATAGCTCTATCTCTATCTTTTAAGAATAATTCATACAAATGATAATCTATATATTTTGTAAAATGGTCTACGAAATCTGATTTAGATTCTTTATTATTCTGGTCTACAATTTCGTTTACAATATTACGAGATGTATCAATCGCTGATACTTTCTCTTTTGATTTCATCCTAGCGTAGTTTGCATTATTCTCATTGAATAAATAATTTCTAGCTACTACTGTGAAGTAAGAGAAGGCTCTACCATTCTCACCATTGAACTTATGAATCTTTTCATTCAGAAATGCAACTACACTTGCCTTTACATCTTCATATGGTACATCAAAGTAATATGTTTTGTAAGTGTGAATTACATTTTCAGCCAATTTATCAAATGGATAATGGATGAAACGATTATATATTTTGTTCTTTAGTTTAATATCATCACAATTGTTATAAGCATTTATAGCAATCTCTGTGATTTTAGTAAAATATCTTTTACTTCTCTTTCTTCGTTTTCTAGGCATCTATGTTATATTCGTTTTTTAAATCATCTAATATAGATTTTATTTGATTCCAAATAAAACCACTCTCATCATCTGATTCAAATGAACCTAACCTATCCGCATCTTTCATCCTTTGATACGATTCAGATATTTTTGAATAGATTGATTCTATTTGTTCATCAGATTTTTCTATCTCATCTTCTAAACGTTCTACCTTACGAAGTAAATTCCATACTACATAAAGTAGAACTATTAGAATAGCAGGTGCTATGTAAATTATGTATTGTAATTCCATATTAAGCTTCCACATCACCAAAGATAGATTTGAAATCAATCTTCTCTGGCATTGTTACATTTTCTAATTTTGTTTTCTTTGTAGGTCTACCACCCACATTTTTAGTTTGAACTTTTTTATCAGAGTTTATAACTCTATCTCTTTCGAAGTTAGCGGCACATAAATCAGCTTGATGCATGATAAATGGTAACTGAGTTTTAATTACATTATCTTTGTTATAAGTAATGTAATACTCTTTGTTGTTTTCATCGTACAATCCATCAGTTAATTTAATTCCGATATATTCTTCTTCAGTAAGTTTGATACCATAGTGATTTAACAACCACATAGTTCTATCATTAAGATTCATCCAATGCATTTTGGAACTCGTCTTATAAATCTTTCCTTGATTCTCAATATGCCATTGTGAATCATTTGGGATGTACCAATTCTCTTCGTGATTACCTACCTTACCTAAATCATGATGAAGTGCTGTAAAGATTAGAGTATCCTTTTCAAAATCTAAAGGCATTCCTAACTCTTTATATAAATCATAAATCTTAACGGCGTTATATGTAACTCTAAGAATATGGTCAATATATCCACCAGCGAATGCGTTGTGGAAATGTTCTGTTGATGATGCTGGAGTAAGGATAATTCTATCTTCTAACTCATCATACATCTTATTTAGTTTTTCTAATCTTTCACCTGTAAAAGTTTGGTTGATTAGTTTTCTAAACTTTTCGTAATTCTCTTTAATTTTATTTTCATCTAAAATGTGTACCATAATTTTTAATCTTTATTTTCAAATAATACAGACAATAATTCACTCTCTCTAAATATGTGGTATGTCTTACCACCATTTTTGTGTTTGAATCCAGTCCCATCTAATAGAACCGTATCACCAACACTAACACTCATTGGTATTGAATCGCCTGTCTGTGTGAACAATCCATCACCAACTGAAATAACTTTACCCAACATTGTGGTTTCTGAACCTGATGGTTTGTATAAACCACCTTTGGTTTTTTCATCGTTTCTTTTTAGTATCTCTACTACTACTCTATCCCCTAAAGGTTTATAATTCCATTCCATAACTTAAATAATTTTATCTATAATTCCTAATTCTAATGCTTCATTGGCAGATAAGAAGTAATCACTTCTTTGATTTTCTTTCCAAAACTCTTTATCTTTTTTTGTAACTTCAGCCATAAGTGTATTACAATCATCTTCTAATTGTTCTGCGAACTTAGCGTTTGATTTAATATCTTCTAACTTTCCAAAATTCATTGTTGATAGTTGGTGAACCATAACCTTAGAATGTTTTGATGCGGCTCTAAGACCAGTTCCACAGGATAGTAATAATGCCGCGGCACTCATAGCAGAACCTCTACATACTATGTTAGTAGAGATATCTTCGTTATCTTTTAAAGTTCTAATGTAATCAATTAGTGCCAATGTTTCTACTACATCACCACCTGGTGAGTTTAACAATAGTGTTATAGATTTTAATTCTGGATTAATCTTTCTGAGTAATCTAACCTTTGATATACAATCAAATACCATACCTTGTGATATTTCATCCTGTACTAAAATTATATTATCTTCTATATCTAATCCGTAATCAAACTCTCTAAACTCTTGAAAGTGTAATTCTCTTGCCGATACTTTTTCTTTTTCTTCGGTAACATCCGTTTGATTTGAAGTTGGATATCGTCCATCATTATATAAATCGCTCATCTATTATAACTTTTTTTTAGTTAAACTTAATCAAATATACAACATTTTTTTTGAAATACCAAGTATTTTAATAAGTTTTTATATCATCCTCATCAGTAGTATCTTTTGATTCAGATTGAAAGTTTCTTAAATCTACACCATCAGAATAAGGTTTTGAAAATTCATTATATATTTGTTCGTTTTGTTCTTCAACATCAACAGGCTTTTCATCGTAAACTTCTACGTTACCATACACATCTTCTACTTCATACTTTGGTGTAGCAAGAATCTCTTCGTTCTTCTTAATCATTTCTTCTTGAGAAAGTTTATCTTTCACTTTCTTATGTTTCTCACCATTCATCATTGTATGTTTGTACATCATTTTATTTCTTTGTGTGAAATAATCATCCTCTTCTTCTCTTCTACCAATATATTTGTTTACTGCGATTACCATAGCGATTGCCATTGGGTCGAATACGAATACAATCATTAGAGTGAACCAATTCACAATTACATCCATCGGTCTACCTGTAATCTTAGCCATATATCTAAGTGGGCCAATCTCTGCCGCTACTTCGTTGTTGGATTCTAAATCCAAAATCTGTAAATCTAATTTTGTAATAGAATCGGTAACTGCTTCCATCTTAATCGAAACACTATTTCGTTGTTCCTTCATATCATCTAACTGAGCGTTTAAAACTCTACGAGTAGATGATGAGGTTGTAGTGATGATTTCACCAGTCTCTCTATCTTTGTATTGGATGGTATTATTTGATAATCCTTTTGTAAGTTCTGATATAGATTCACTAAGTTGAGCTCTTTCTACTTTGTATCCTTCCAACGATTCAGAGAATCTATCTCTTTTCATTTCAACCACAGCAACTTGTTTATCTACGATAGTTAATTGGTCGGCAGTAGTTTGATATGCTGATGTAAGGAATCCATAGATACCTGCTGAGGTTATAATCATTAAGATACCCACACCCAATGTAAGATATGATTTTAACATCCATCCTAATTTCTTCCAATGGTTATGTAGATATGATGCTACGATTAATTTAGCTAACTCTAATGCTGAAGCCATTATGATTACTTCAAACCTTGCTCCAGCAAACAAAGAACTCAGTCCAAATACTGAATAATATGCAGCAGTTCCAGCTAAAGATAATGTTGAAAACACCATCAAAAACCCAAATCCTACCTTTTTTGAAAAAAAGTTTTTAACAATATCCATATTTTTAGTTTTATTAAATTTGAGAATTGTATTTATTTACAAATTCATATTTTAAATATAAGAAAATAAGGATGTAAACATCCTCATTGACTTAGTAATAAGTATTAAAATAATTAGAATTAATACTAAAACATCCTAAAACGGAATACTATGCCTTCTACTGAAGGTAATCTAAAATAGCAAGTTCTTTAGCTTTAGATTCTACCATAATATCAACATCTAAACCATATGTATTAGGAATCTCATTGATATAATCTGAGTGTGCTTGAGGTTTCAGTTTCTCATTATTCTCATGTAAAGCTTTAGATTCTGAATAGTGAACTACAGGTGTAATTCCATCAGGCCAAGTAGATACTGCTAACTTCAATGCTTCTTCCTCTGATAAATCTCCAGTACAAAATTTGTGGTGGTGATAATCGAATACAATAGGAATACCAATACGTTCATGTATGTACATCAAATCTTTTACTGAATACATAGATGCCTTATCATCGTTCTCTACAGTAAGACGAGTTTGAACTGATTCAGGTAAACGTTCAAAGTTTTTACAGAATCTATCCATAGCAGATTGTTTATCACCATACACACCGTTACAATGAATATTAAGTTTGTTGTAAGGTGTACGAGATAATCCCAACATATCAAACACCTCACCATGTATAGAAAGGTCTGTAATGGTGTTCTGTACTACTCTTTCGTTTGGAGATACCAACACATTGAATGGGCCAGGATGTGATGTAATACGTTGATTATACTTTTTGATAAGATTACCAGCACCTGCCATAAGATTAGATATACGATGGTAATGAGGTAACTCTGATAAGTTGTACTCACTAGCCCAAGGGAACAACTCAGAACTCAACCTAAAGAAGTTGATACCATTCTGATGATTCCATTTGATAATCTCAATAAGGTCTCTGGTGTTTTGAATAGCCAACTCTGAAGCGTATGGAATACCTTTCTCTGTGAAGGTACGTTTTATCATACTACGGTTGGTTGTGATTTTGGGTTTCTGTTTACCCAATGTCATATTGATACAGGCATATCCTAAATTCATAATGTGTAATTTTTAATTCTATACTAATATACAAAAAAATAGGGGACTATACAAGCCCCCTATGTTAAGAAATTGTTAAATATCTTCCCACTCTACATCCGTAACTTCTTGACAAAAATAATAGTAAGGTTCTTTTTTAAATACTTTATCAGAACGTAAGTGTTCTTTCCAAGTAGATATAATAGGCATATGGTCTATTCGTATCTTCCTTTGAACTATCCATAGAGTGTTATTTACATTAACAACTTCTCTATTGAACATTATTTAACGGATACTTCAATTACTTTAGTCTTTTTTTCTTCTACCTTTGGAATCGATATAGTTAATACACCATCCTTTACAACAGCAGTTGTTTTAGATACATCCCAATCTTCTTGAATGTTGTATCTTTTATTGAATGTTCTTTTTTCATTATCACCTTCAATAGAAAGAACTGTATCTTCTACTTTTACATTGATATCTTTTTTCGATAAGCCAGGTACATCAAACTCCATAGTGAGTACATCATCTTCGATTCTCATATTACGAGTTTCTCTTTGAGGATGGTTAAACACTTCATCCATTAAGTTCCATGCGTTATTCATTGTTAAAATCATTTTTTCCCTTTTTAGTTTTAGTTAAACAATTAATTTATATGATTGTTATAGTACCAATTGTGTACCAAAGGATTTTTTAAGACTGTTTGTCAGTATTTCTTATTTGTGTATGACAAAATGTCAGTTAACTGAAAATGGTGGAGTGTTTCCAATAATATCAAAGGTTAAAATTACTTGCCAAGGTTCGTACTTAGTGAATTCAACTTTACGATTCATTAAAATCATACCATTCATTTGTAAATCATTGGCCACTTTCACTAATAAATCTAATGTGGGCCCGTAGATATTAATAATATCTCTATCATCACCTTTTACAAATTCGATTTTAACTTCGTTTCTATCTCTTTCGAAATCATAGTTATCATCTACTTCACCTTCTAATTCTTCTGCGGCTTTCATTAAACGAGCTAACTCTCTTTCTTCCGCATCTAAACGTTCCATTTCTTCGTGAATAGGTAGATAGGCGAACTCACCAATCATCAAATCGTATAAGTACAATAACTTATCTTCATCTTCCAATGTTTCAAAGAACTTGAATTCATTTTCATCCCAATATTCTACGGTAGCCATACTCATCTCCCAAAGTCTTTTATAATTTCTTTTGTTAACCAAGATGGTTCTGATGTAAAGTGTTTGAAATAAGGTTCACTAATTAAATACAGTTTTAGTTTTTGATATTTTTTTTCATCACTATCATTGGTTGATAGTATATTAATTATCTTTTCTCTGTACGGTTCTTCTATGTAGTTTAAACTCATCTCAATTATAAATATTGGGGATTATAACTTTCCCTTATAGATTTGGTTCATAAAGATTAAACAATCTTTAGATAATGCTTTGTTTTCTTTTTGTACTGTATCAATACAAACGGCTAAAAATTTTACTATATGTGGTGGTGGGTTTTTTTCACCAATCTGTAGAATCCTATCTTGAAGTTTATGGATGTACTCATCTGTAATAAAGATATCTTCTAATAGATACTTTTCTTTCATATATCTTTCAGAGAACCATTGATGTGGTTTAGCATCTTTATCTACGGCGTGTTTATAAACCGTATTAACATACTCATCTAATTTAAGTACATCTGGTACGGATGATGCAAACTTTTTATAACTAACCCATTCACGAGCTTGTTGTAAATCATCATCACCTAAACCTAATTCTTTAAAAAAATCCTTCGGATTCATTCAGTTGTTTTTATTGAAACAACCCTAATTGAATTTTTCTTTTGTGTGAATTCTGTGCATCCATTAATGTAGTAAATACTTTATTACATTCGGACCAAGTTAAATCCACTCTTTGATTACCTACGATTAAAGTTCCAATTGGTTGACTTCTATCTTTATAATTTCCTTCAGTAATTCTATCACTTAATTCGAAATCAATTGAGTTGTAATTCTTACCTAATTTTTTTAATTTATCTCTATCTTTTTGATGAGTTGCCCCACCTAAGTTTACTCTACCTCTCGGCTTTCCTGAATATCTTTTCATTTGAAGTGTATTTTAATTGTTTAACTATTTGTTAATAAATATAAAATAAACTTTAATGAAACTATATTACCTACGATTTCTTTTAGATAATCTAGCAAACTTAGCTTCAAACGATTTTAAATCCATTCTATTAGGGTGAGTTCTTTCTATGTTTTGATTTACTCTCATAGTTTCCGCCATCCAAAACCAAGCCGCGGCTACAGTCTTTTGTGGTGGTATCATATACTCATCTAATAGAACATTACCTGTTCCATCTGATACAAAGAACTTTCCATCGGATGTTCGTTGTGTACTTGCTTTAGGGAACTTTCTTAAAACCTTTCTTTTTAACCTTTTAAATTTATTTTTATCAATTTCCATTTTCTAAGTGTTTATTAAACGACCTTGTTAATCGGCTATCTATAAATGATGTTACACTATTATCATCCACATATAGTTCTTCAACTATTCTACCATCTTCAGTTGTAACAGTATAGCGATAACCCTTTACTGTTTTTTGTCTTTCTGTTATTTGGCCAACTTTATTCTTACCAAATACTGATACGATTACTGTTTCATTTGTACTATAGGATATCATATATTTATTTTATAACCTTAATAATTTTGGTTTCTATTACAGAACCAACTTCAAACTCTACAGAATCATTTTTAAATTCTTCGTGAACTTTAGTTTCTGCATCGGTTACTGATACTGCGTGAACCAAATACTGTTCGATATTCTTTTTTTGTCTACCCTTATCATCGGTAGAGATTACTTTTACTTTTGCGATATAATACTTCATAATTGTATTTTTAGTTATTAAAATTAATGTTATACTTTTCTGATAATTCGGTTTCTGTAATCAGTGCATATTCACCATTACATTCACCATGTGTTAAATCCTCTACAATAGTATGAAACCATTGAACTGATTTTTCACCATCGTGTTGTCTACCCGCTGGTATCACCATCAGTTGCATTGGTACTACTTTGTTTTGGAATGATTTCCATTGACGAGGTCCAATCTCATCTGGTCCCTTTTGGAATCGTTCTCTCAAATGTTCGTAGAAATCATTATCCATTTCTTCCCACTCATCATAGTTGAGATATTCTTCTTGTGCTTCTTCTTGTGCTTTGTGAAGAGCTTCTTTTTCTGATTCCGATAACTCATCCCAAAAATCTGTAGGGATTGGGTTTTCAGAATCTACATTAGGATGTTTATAAACAGAATCTTTTACTTGTCGTAGTTCATCCATAGTTCTTTTTTTAGCCATTTGTTAATTGTTTACTTAATACAAAACCTGTTTCACCTTTATCATTGGTTACTTCTTCTACCAAACCCTTATCTATCAATCCATCAATTGTAGTATCTACATTCTCTTGTATAATACTTTTAGCTACTGTTTCAGCCAGATTAAATAGTGTTTCCATATCTTTACCTAAATCATCTGTAAAATTAATTTTAGATGCAGAGTTGATAAAGCGAGGTCTAAATTTGTTTTCATCAATCCACTCATTATTGAAGAATCCATCTTCACTAAGAGTTTCAAGAATGATTTTTACGATATCTTTTTTCATTTTAATATAATTTTTTATCTAATATACAAAATTATTTCTTAACTTCCAAATAAACCCCCCACTATTTTAGTGGGAGGTCATTTGATGAGTAATAATTAATAATTAAAATGGGTTCGATAAATCAACATCATCTGAAGTTTCATCTTCTACATTGAAGAGATTTTCTTCTTCAGTAGAACCAACAAACTTTTGAACGAATTGTTTGATGAAAGTTCTTTCAGATTGTGCTCCACCCGCATCATCGAACAATGGGTAGATAGTAATTTCAGCGGCCTCAGCCAGATTGAATCCATCATAAAGTAGTGAACCAATCTCAACAGCCGTTCTAGTCGATAGTGAGTTTGAAAGAGTAGGAACTTCTTTCTTTACATCACTTCTAGTCATCGAAGTAATCTTAGCAACATTGTTAAGAACAGTTTCATCAACCGATGGGTACATCATTTGAAGTAGTGATGTTTCTTCATCAACATTCAAAGTATCCATTTCGATGATTGTGAACCTGTCAACAATCGCTCTATCCAACTGTCTAGTCGATGTGTACTCATTACCGATGTTAGCGGAAGCGATGAACGAAACACCATCAGCAACTTTCACTACTGGTGAATCAGCGGCTTCATCCAACCTCAAGTATCTTTGACCGGCATCCAACACAGTCATTAGGATGTTGTGAGCCTCAGGATGTGCTCTGGAGATTTCATCCAATACGATTACAGTATTTGGAGTTTGGATAGCCTTCACAAAAGGTGATGGTGAGAACACCGTACCCTTCTTAGTATCGAACTGAGTATTTCCGATTAGAGTGGCTCTTGGGTCTTGTGTAGAACCTAAGTTGAAGATTTCCATAGAGTAACCATCAATGGAATTAGCGGCGGCTTTAGCGGCCATAGTTTTACCACAACCAGCCGGACCAGTCATCATAATATTTTTACCTCTCAGAATGTTTCTGATTAGGTACTTCCACTTTAGTGGATTCATAAACAACATCTGTGGTTTCAAACCATCAGCTTCGGTATGAATAAACTTTAGGAAATCTTCTTCCATTGGTTTTTCAGCAACTTCCATAGTTGGTTTTTGTTTCATTTGATATTGTTCCAAACCACCATTAGGTTTGTTAAAGTTAGTTACAGGTTCAGAACCATTGAACTTCTCACCAGGTACTCTGTTGAACTCAACAGAACCATTGGTAAGATTACCTTTGATTCTTGCTTTGATACAATACTTAGTTGGATTGTTACAAGCAGATACACACCTCTTATAAAGTGATGAACCTTTTTCATTTATTTGGGGAACGAAGAATTCCACTCCCGCTGAATCTGTAAGGATGATTTCCTTACTTTCGTTTCTCTTCGCTTGAAGGAAAACTGCTCTTTGTGATTTGTTACTCATAAATTTTAAATTTTAATTATTAATACTCTTAACTCTTATTACTCTACTAAAGTACGACTTTTATTTTGATTTTCCAAATTTCTAATGTTAAGAAATTGTTAAATCTTTATTGAAACAATTTGTTCAATGTTTTAGTCAACGCCATCAGATTCGTACAATCTACTGATGTTGCTGATTTACCATACATTCTTTTGAAGTTATCGATACCACCTTCGTAACCATCATACACAAAGTATGAAAGAACCTTAACTCCCGCTTGTTGGATTTTCTTAACCTGAGAGGCGGTGTGTTCAACCGCGGCGTTTCCACCATAATCGATATCTCTGTTAGAGAAACCTGGCCACCCATCTGAGAAGTTGATGAAGTAAGAATCAACACCTTTGTTAGTTTTGATGATGTCATCTAAAACAGTTTCAAAACATAAACCTTCAGGAGTAGTTCCACAAGGATTAAGATATTTGAACAATTGTTGAATCTTAGAGAACTTATCTTTTCTACTATCGTATGCAATCAACATAAGTGGTTGTGTATTCCCATCATGTTGAATACTTCTGTAAGATATAACCACATCTAAGTTAGAAGTCATTGAAGCGGCCTTAGCGATAGCAACTGCCGATGTTTGAGTTTGTTTCCACTTTGAACCACCCATTGATGAACTAGCATCGATAGAGATGTGAACCAAAGCGGGATTGTGTTTGTTAATTGAAATCTGGTCAAAGATTTGAACATTACCCATTCCCAATTCATGTAACAATCTACCGGCGATTTTACCATTCTTCATTCTTGGAGTAACCAAACTTCTTTCCTCATTTCTAAGTTTAAGTTTCTTACCTAATACAGTACCCAAAATAATACCTTTGTTAATTGCTTCAGAGTTTCTATCAACACTCCAAGAGTAAGTAGATAACATACTAATCATACCAGAATCGGCTAATTGTTTAGTGTAGTTTTTCACAAGCATTACAGGAGTTTGTTTACTGTTTCTGTAGTAACTTGGATTGTGATAATCTTTACCAGCCAACTTTTCTTCAACACCACTCTTATCTAAAGTTTCCATCTTCTTAGATTCAGTTTTGGAAACTTTCTTCTTTTGAATATCACCATTCTGAAACTTCTTTTGTTTCTCAATAGCGTTATCCAATTGTTTCTTTTGTCTATCTGATAACTTACCGTTACCTTCAGAACAATGTGTTTTTTCATCGGTGATTTGAGAATCAGAACCACTACCACCAGCACCATTAGGATTGTAAGAACCTCTACTTCCACTCTTTACATCATCACCTTCTGCATCACCTTTGGAATCATCAGTACCGTTAGAACCATCTTTTGATTCACCACCATTACCTTCGGTATTATCAGTACCATTAGTTTCAGAGTTATCTCCACCACCACCGTTACCACTACCTTCAGATTGTTCATCACTATCACCTTCACCATCACACTCACCATCATTCTTTTGGTTAGGTGATTGAATTGGTTTTTCTGATGGTGGGAGTGAATTCTCAATTACTTTGAAAATCTGTGAAGCCAACACCAACGAACCATTGGTATCTTTTATCATATCGATGTTTTTCAAATCCATCAGATTCCATACACTTCTCAACATTGGAAGAGCATCTAAATCTCTATTCTTATTAGTGATGTTGATGATTCTAAACATATAAGATTCCCAATCGTTATCTCTATACTCAGAGGATTGTAATCCCTTATCAACTATCTTAGAGTTGAAGTACTTATCGTACATAGCGTGGTAGTAACCTTTGTAACCAGGTGATGTACTATAAATGTAGTAATCGATTCTCCTATCTTCGATTACATTCAACAAATCTTTTACAACTTTTGAAACCCAATTTTGACAGTCCCACTCAGTCATATTGTGTTTATCCATCAGATGAGTAATGTAATCTTTACCAACAACCAATCCGATGTTGTTGTTGATTGTATCTAATGTATTGAAATCGGTTAACTTAATGTGAGAACCTTCGTGCAGTGCCAACCCAACAGTTGAATCAAAATCTTTATCATCCATCTTAGATGAAATTACAACTGATTTACCATCAGTATAAGAATCACCCCTTACACTAAAGGTGACTGGAATATGTTCACCAGTAACAATATCAACGAAGTTACCGATTGATTTCTTATAAGAGGCGAGAGCCATAAGGTTATTGTGTTTAGATTCTATAGGATTCAAATCCAAAGAATCATCATCATCGAACAACCCATCTCTCAACCAATAAGAACTGTATTTTGTGTTATCTCTATTCATATATTATAATTATCATTTCTTAATCTTACACTACTAAAGTAGTGATTTTTTTGCAATTATCCAAGTATTAAATGTTAAATTTTTGTTAAAGTTATTAACAAGTTATTAACAATTTAAAGTAACCCTTTTAGTAGTTTCTTATAATCTATCGATAGTAAACCCATTCCGCCTAACATTAGACCCATAACAGAGAATACTATTTCATTAAGAACATCTTCAAACTGAATAAGGTTCTGAATCGTTCCGTTCATAGTAAGATAGGAAGCTCCCAACCCTACTATCGTTAATAAAATTGCTTGGTAATTTTTCATATTGTATATCTTTATCAATTATTACAGTACTAAAGTACGAAAAATATTTGATATATACAAGCCGCCAATGTTAAGAAATTGTTAAATCTTTGCTAGTTACTTAGTGGAGCTTTAATTGTAGGATGTGATTCGTAGTCTAAAAGAGCGTATCCAAATTCACCTTTTAATATATTTACATTAATTAAATCAATAGTTGGTAATGGATATGGCTCATTCCTTAGTTGTTGTTTTACTTGTTCGATATGATTATTGTATATGTGTGTATCACCCAAAGAACCAACCAACTGGTCAGGTACCATATTTACTTCTCTGGCAATTAGGTGTAATAATAATCCATACGATGATATATTAAATGGTAAACCTAAGAACGTATCTACAGAACGTTGATTCCACATTAGGGATAACTTTCTTTTAGGTACATTCTTTTCATCTAAATCAGAATCACTTAATCTTTTAGCATAGTGAATACTTTTACCAATTGAGTGAGTCCAATACTCAGCCCTTTCTTCCCAACTCATCTCTGTAGTGTAACATTGGAATCCGTAGTGGCATGGTGGTAAAGTCATCTTAGATAGTTCACCAACATTCCATGCACTAACCATCAACCTTCTACTATCAGGATTGTGTTTCAATAAATGTATTAGAGTTGATATTTGGTCGATGGAATCATCATATGAATCATCACCCCTTACAGACCAATCTCTCCATTGTTTACCATAGATTGGGCCTAACGAACCATCTGTTCTACCACTCTTTTCATAATCACCATCCCATATCTTACAGTTGTTATCTCTTAGATATTGGATATCAGTTCTACCCTGCAGAAACCATCTCAACTCAGTAACCATAGTTTTAAATGCAACCTTCTTAGTTGTTAAGATTGGAAATCCATCTTTCATATTGTGTCTGATAGTATATCCAAATATAGATTTAGTACCTGTACCTGTTCTATCTTTTTTATCTACTCCATAGTGAAGTATCGTTTCTAAAAGTTCTTTGTATTGTTTATCTAAGTTGTTCATATATTATTTGTTCTTTTAAATAGTCATCAAGTGATTTTGTAACTTTGTTATATGATAATAGCTTATACTTTCTATCATGTCCTTTTCTATCTTCTACGAAATTATAAGATGGTGTTCTTCCCAATAACCTACCAACCATATTAATTATATCAAGATTAGTTACAGTATATCCACTACCTATGTGGTAGATGTTTATATCATCATCCCATTCTAATATCTCTCTAATCGTTCTTACATTATCCTCTACCCATATCCATTCTCTCATTTGTTTACCATCACCATATATTGGGATTGGAATATCGTTTTTAATATTGTGGATAATCTTAGGTATAAACTTTTCTTTGTGTTGTCTAACTCCAAAGTTATTACACGTTCTGGTTATGGTATAAGGTAATCCATATGTTTTACCACAACTCTCCACTAACAAATCAGCTGAAGCTTTTGTGGATGAATAGTAAGATGATGGAAATAATTTATCACCTTCCAATGAATGGTGTATGTTTAACTTTTCTAAATCACCATAAACCTCATCTGTAGATATTTGAATAAATCTTTTTAGTTTGGGATTCTGTCTTGCACATTCTAACAAATTAAATGTACCTTCTACATTAGTTCTTACGAATGGTCTACCATTTACGATTGAGTTATCTACATGAGATTCGGCGGCGAAGTTTACTAAGTAATCGTATTCACCTAAATCATCAGGTGTTACATCACATATATCTGCTATTAGTGTTTCGACTAATAACGGATTTGTTTTGATACTGTTTAGATGGTCGTAATTACCAGCGTATGTTAGTAAATCAACTACCTTAACTTCGTATCCATTCTCTATACAATGATGTACAAAAGATGAACCTATAAATCCTAAACCACCTGTAACTACTATTCTCATTAATCTAATATTTTATTATTTGGTAACTTACTCCTAACTCTATCTGAAATTGGAATCGGGTCTCCCATCTCATCGATTCTAACAAACGTCATATTTGTTTTTAGTATTACATTCTGTTTACCATTGTAAACATTATGAGAACGAGCCTCTATTACTAATCGTATTGAAGAACCACCTACTGATTCAACCTCACCATATATCTTTAGTAGTTGACCTTCTCTTGCAGGTTTATTAAATATACATTTATCAATTGCCTTAGTAACCATACGAGGTGTATCACAAAACTCAGCGGCGAATCCAGCGGCAGCGGCATCTAACCATGCTAACAGTTTACCACCAAATAGATTTCCATGAAACCCTAAATCTGATTTTTTAATTGGATGTTGTGTTATATATTTCATCGAACTCATTCTTAAATTTTACAATACCATCAGAAAGATTCTCTTCCCAATCCTTTGGTGATTTCTCATCAGCGTTATCTGTAATGTACTTCCAACATCTAAACGGTATGTTAAACTTACCACATACTTTTGCCAATGCGTAAGATTCCATATCAAACACATCTATGATTGATAACTCATCTGATACATTCTCTACAAATGAATCACCTGTTCCTACAATAACATTTCTATCACTATCCCACAACGGGTCGTTACCTATCAGTATTGGTGTTATATCAAATGGTGTTTGTCCTTTAGGAAATCCTAAACCAGATACATCCATATCTCTTTGTACAAATCTATTACATTCTACTAACTCACCTATTGGTAGATTCCTACTACCAGCCGTTCCGTAATTTACAACTATTTGAGGAAATCCAAATGTTATAAAATGACGTGTTAATTCGTATGTTGCATTTACCTTTCCAACTCCTGTATATAAAACATTATAACCTTCTAATTGATTATCTGTTTCTTTTTCTAAAGCACAAACTATTAATACATCTTTCATTTTATCAAACATTTTATATGTTCCTTTCCTTTATAGATTCCTATATCCAATAAACATAATTTATCAACAACGTTTAACCCAACCATTTCACATAGTTCAGAAGCGGCTTCAATTGTACCACCAGTTGCCAATACATCATCTACAACTATACAGTTACCTAAATCATGTTGAGGTATGTATCCTATTTCTAATTCATCTTTACCGTATTCTAATCCATATGGTTTTGAGAACTTTCGTCTGTTAGGAAGTTTACCTTTCTTTCTTACAATCCGTAAACCAGAATTTGTTATCCATGCCAAAGCTGTTGCGAATATAAATCCTCTGGATTCTATACCTACTACATAATCTATTTCATCTAAAGGTACATCAATCAAATCAACCATTGCGTGTATCGCATCTTCAAAAGCCTGTGGGTCGGCGAGTAGAGGTTGTATATCTTTATACTTAATTCCTTTGATTGGAAAATCTTCTACTACATTTATATAATCGTTATAATCCATTATTTTTTATCAAAGTATTTAATCATTATATGAGCCGATTTATAATTAGTGGCGAGAGGTATATCATGTACATCACACAATCTTAATAACATACTGATATCAACATCATGTGGGTGTTTATCTAACGGGTCTCTAAAAAAGATTACACAATCAATCTTACCTTCAGTTACCATAGCACCGATTTGTGCATCACCACCCATTGGACCTGATGCAACCAAATCAACCTTTAGCCCAGCGTGTTGAATCATAGTACCTGTCGTACCCGTTCCAACTAATTCTACATCTTTTCTTTTGAAGAATGGTAATCGTTTCATAACGAAACCTACCATATCTGCCTTCTTACCATCGTGGGCTATTACTGCTATTCTCACTCTACTATTTTATTATAAGCTTGTTGATACGCATCTACTTTATTAATCTTAGGATTATCCCTAATGATATCAGATGCCATTTGTAATACTTCTTTTCTCATTCCGTAAGCATGTGCTTCGTATAAGATTTCTTCTATCTGTGATTCAGTAGTCATTACTTAACTCTTTGTTTGAATTTACGATTTTTAGATTTCACTTTTGGTGTTGGTACTCTTCCTTGATTACCCATACCATCGTAATCCATATCTAATCCATTATTGTATCTTGCATAGTAATTTTGTAATTCACTATCTCGTTCCATTTCTTCTCTTTGAGAATTATGGCCCCACCATATAGCGTACAATAATCCAAACATATACAATGCAAAGATTACGAATCCTATTATAAACATTCCAACCATCATTTTCTTTTTTTACAGTTACAAAATTTTCTATGAGAACTTCTTCTTTGTCTGATGGCTATTGATGCCGCAAGTATTGATGGCACCCATATACCTACGAAGATTCCTTCTAATTTATTACCAGTAAACCAAAGGGATACTGAATATAAAAATGATACGAATGCTAAAATGATTGGGTAGTACACTTCCCAAAAATCTAATAATTGTTTTACTTTATTTTTCATTAGTATGTATTTAATTGTTTATTTATTTTTTGAATAATAACATCAGATTCTCCTAACCAATCATTATCGATAAGTGCTTCTCTAATTTCTGTTAGTAGTGCTGATATTGCTTTTTTTGATTTACGTTTTGATTCGGAAACATTTTGTCTTTCAACATTATATAAGTGAAACGCAATCTCATCAATTGCCATTAACTTATCTTCGTATTTTGATATACGAGTATCTACAATACGATTATCAGTTGAATTCAAATTTGGAACGTATCCTTTATACAACTCGTCCAATCTTCCTTTGAGATATTGAATCTCCATTAATTTTTGTGTAGTTTTATAATCCATTATAATAGTGCATCTAAATGTTTTTGTTCACATTCTATATCCATAATAACGTGGAATCTATAGTTATCAGATTTATTCTCAACCCAATGTGGTTTTCGTTTATCCATATAATAATAGTTACCAGTTTGTAATCTGTGGTCTACTTCTTCACCATCTAATTTAAGTTGAGTAAATACACAATCATCATCTACTTGAATTGGATAATGGATTCGTAACGATTGACCTACCTTCGGGCCATTCTTAGTTTTGTATCCCCAACTATCATTACCTCTATCGGTATGTCTCATAATCAATCCGTTCTTAGGTTCTACTCTCGTTATTACTAACCAAGTACATTTACCTACTTCAGTAATTGTATCAACAATCTTTTTTAGTTTAGGTAAGGCATCTAATATCTTCCAATCGGTTTCTGAATCAGGTCTAATAGGAACAATCTCTATGGTGTACCAAGTCTTTTCAGGCCCACCGTAGTTACCATTGATACCATCATACGACCAAGGGTTTAAAGCATCTTGATAGTTCTTTATTTCTTCTACTAACTCAGAACACTCATCTTTAGTTAGTGATTCGAACTTCATTTTCTTAATTGTAATATCTTCATATTTAGAAACACCAGGTTGAGGTTTGTTACCAAGATAATATAATCCCCTAACCTCAGAACCTACGGCTGTGATTTTAGATGATAACCATTTTGCTCCTAACTTTTCCATTACCAACTTATCTGATGGTAACTCCATATTGATTTCTGTAAACCAAATATCTTTAGGTTCTATTTCGATAAATTTATTTTCGATTGGGGTACGGTGTGAAATAATATGTTCAATCATTTCATCTAAGTATTCCTCTTTGTATGCAAATCGAGTTACTTGTAAATCACCGATTTGAATATTACCTACTACATCATCAGCAAAATCTTTTAAACCTCTTTTACCTTTAGATGTTTTTATAAAGTACGCCCATAGTAAGTTACCACTATCATCTTTTTTACTATGATACCCATCTTCAGCATCATATATGTTTTTCCAATTAACCTTTTTGAATGGGTCTAAATTCTTTTCCTTTGTAGCGATTGGTTGGGTTTGATGTTGTAATGGAACATCATAGTTTTGAAAGAACTTCGCTTCTTCTTTCAATTGTTCTTTTATACTATCTGTTATTTGAGCCATTTAATTCTTTCTTTATTTTATAAATAATTGTATTATCTTTTTGAGAATCGATATGTTTATTCCACGTATCTCTCATAAACTTCATATGATGTGGTTCAATGCTGAATCCCATCTCACCACTAAAAGTATTTTGTGAACCCGTAATCAATGCATTGATAATGTACTCATCACCCTTCTCATATTTGGTTGAGTTCATTACTACATCTTTTAAATAATGTATCTTATCGCTTATATGTACGGAGTCCCATTTCATATTTAATACACAAATATACAAATAATTTTTGAATTATCCAAATTTATATATTAAGAAATTGTTAAGTTTTGCGGAAGATGAAGGATTCGAACCTTCGATACCTTTCAGTATGCTGGTTTTCAAGACCAGTGCATTCGACCACTCTGCCAATCTTCCGTAGGTGTTACCCTTTGAGTAACTCCTTCCCATCCTCATCTACATGAACTGTAGGAATATCTGCTCCATACTCTTTACCAAAGTTTTTAGAAAGTGTTTCCAACTTACCAGTTGCAGATTCTAATTGACTTAATAGTTTATCAATTTCCTCAGTATGTTGTGGGTGTTCACCTATTGCTACAGGTGATTCGAAATAAACAGATAATCGTGCTCTGGCATCGAATATCTCTGCGGTGTACTTAGCCTCTATGGCTTGATACAACCTTCGTGCAATTTTATGATTCATAACAAATTTGTTTTTTAGTGTTAACATATATAAATATAAAAATATTTTTAATAAATACCTTTAGGTTGGGATGATGGGGATTGAACCCATATGTAACCAGTTACCCTTTCTACTGCGTATAAGACAGAGGGGATACATCCCAATATTGTAGTGATTCCGGTGGGGCTCGAACCCACGACTCTCACATTAAAAGTGTGATACTCTACCAACTGAGTTACGAAATCAGAACACTGGCTTGTGAGTCATTAACTTTCCATAGGCCAGACCTCACGTCTGAGGATTTGTTTGTACACCTGATTGGATTCGAACCAATGACCGTCTGCTTAGAAGGCAGATGCTCTATCCAACTGAGCTACAGGTGCATATCTTAGTACTCGGAGTGGGACTCGAACCCACACTCACCGTTCGGCGAAACAGATTTTAAGTCTGTCGTGTCTACCACTTCCACCATCCGAGCATTGTTTTCCCATCCCTCAAAGAACAGTACTAATATACGGTAGGATTTTTAAAAAAGAAAATTTGTTGTGTTAAGAATTTGTTAAATGTGTACTTGTAACAGTATCTTTTGCGGTATTCATTAAAGTTGATTTTGATTCGTATAGAGAATCTCTTACATTCTCACTCCACTCATCGTAGGTTTCATCTTCCCAATCGGGCTCTTCACCAAATGAATCCTCATCCATACAACCATCTAAGTGTTCGAAGTTACCTTTATATCCAGCACCACCACCATGTGTATTCCATATGTTTTCATCTTCCCATTCGTAACTCATCATTACATCGTTATCTATTTGGTGTAATTGTTTAGTAAGTTCTTCAAAGGCTTCGATTGGTGGATACCACGCTGATTCAAAATTAATAGAACCATAATCACTATCTTCGGTTAAATCCCAATCAGTTGGATAACACCATTTAGTTCCTATCTTATCTACATAATCAGTTCTATCATATTTACCTTCACTATATAGTTTATTAAATATAAACATAGTATCAGTATATTCCTTATACTCTACTCCTTCAAACCATTTAAGTAAAAATTGAAATACCTTTGGGTTATCTGATTCGATTTGTATTTGTGTGTTGATTATATTAGCCATTCCAATCGTTATTATATTTAGCGTTAAACCCAGCGTACTTTGTGTACTCTTTATCAATCTTTCCCGCTTCCATAATAATCTCATCACTCTTAGTTCGTGAATCATACATTTCTTCGGTAGGGTATTCAATAAAGGTATTCCATAAATCATCCTTTAAATCCTCAGAAAAATTATCTTCGTTATTATCTAAGTATTCTTCCGCATCCCAGTCGGAAAGGTGTTCTGAAATGTACTTCCAAAAATCTTCTTCGGTTTCACCTTCATATGGTGGGTTGGCGTTTCGGAAATCTTCTGAATCCAAAGTGATGGGTTCAGTAACCTGTGTAAGTGTATAGGTAGTTCTACTTCTAAAATCTAACTTCATAATTAAAATAGTTTACTTAGTGAATAAATAAGAAAGGAGATATATAACACCATAGCCGTAGATAGTACAACATCAATTGGTGTAATCTCTGATACAAATGCTTTAATCTTTTTCATAATAATTTTTTAAAACGTTTTCAATATACTTAATACTTTTACCATCCCCAATGAAACAATCATACTTTCGGAATCGTTGATATACATCATACTTCTTCCAAGTAATGATATCTTCATAAGCGGGTACATATGTTTTGATGAATGTCATTTGGTAACAAATATACGAAATTAATTTGGATTATCCAAACTTTTCTTTAACTCTTTTTTGGGTAGATACTTTGTATAATAAATGTTATCAAACATAACATCTACCATATCATCTTCAATGTGGAATACAGTTCCATATCCATAATCAGGATGATATACTCTATCATTCCATTCGATTTTTTGTTGAGCTTGATATTGAAGCTCACTCTCTAAAGTAATGTTCATAAATTTTTTATTTAATGTTTATATCGTTTCTTTGGTTTATGTAAAACGAAGAGTGGTATTGTAATACTTATACTACCCATCGTTGTTGCTAATACATCTCTATCATCAAAGTAATGTGGAACACCTCTCCAATTATCAAATGATTCCTTCGCTATACCAGCAGTTAATCCTAATCCAATGGCGAATAACGCCGCCTTCTTTCTATCTTCAAATTTCTTTAAACCCCATTCGTAACCTATAGTAGATATTACTACTCCAGCTCCGAAGTGTTTTTGTTTATCGTTTTCAGTTAATATAAATTTTCCGTAGTTATAAAACTGTCCATGCATTGTTGTTGATATCACTAACAACAATACCATACTCTTAAAGTGTTGTATCAACTTATACCCCCATTCACTTTTGATTGTGTTCGAAATCCAATGATTGGTACGTGACCTGTTAACTTATTCTTACGATTCTCAATCATCTGTTTAGTTAACAATAGAGTTTCTATATCCTCTTCGTTCTTTATCCAATCTGTAAATAGATAGGTTAACATTTTACTTTTTACTTTCTTAAACATATATTTACTTTTTAATTATTAATAACCTACGAATTGAACATTAACACAATTCGTAACAATACCCTTCTTAACAGCGTAATCCCATTCTTCGTTCAACCAATAGTTTTGAACATTCTCTAACTCATCTAAACAACCTTTGTACAAATCAGATACATCGTAACCATCACCATATTGGATACCACCACAAAGTTGCATCAGTTGATTTAGTTTGTTCCAATCATCTTTATAGTTCTCTATCTGAATTTTGATTTCAGTTTTCATCAGTTGTGAAACGTTATCGTTCCACTCATACATTTCCTTTGACCAAGGTTTGGTTACTTTAGGTTTTTCTAAATTACTCATATTACTCATTTCTTAATTAAACAATATCCAATTCTTTTCTTCGTTGGTAGCTTGTACCTCATATGGGTGATTGGAATAATCATAACCCATATTATAATATCTCTTAAACCACGATGGTGATTGTAAGTGGTGTTGGTATTCGTGAACCAATGATTGGATAACCATCTTTCTATCTTTCATTTGTGGATAGTAGATAGTAATCTCATTCAACATCGAACAATGTTCAGCGTGACAATTATCGTTCTCACCACCTTCCATTCCTTCGATACCACTATACTTCTCATAGATGTTTCGTTGAACCTCTACATAAGGTGAACACTCTTGGAACTTTGAGATTCCGTAGTGTTCTTCTATCTTTGGATAAACTTCGTTGATTATCTCTTCAACTTCTTTTTTACTTAAATGTGATTTCATCTCTTTCATAATTACAATACTAATATAGTGATAATATTTTAAACTACCAAATTTCCAATGTTAAGAAATTGTTAAATCTTTCCCAAATGTGGGACGGTGTGAAAAGTGTGATTTTAAGAAAAATTTCGATAAAATTTATTCTCTATTATCTTTAGCTATCTTCTTAGCCTTTTGAATAACGGAATCATCTACTTCTTCACCTCTATTAACAGCATCCATAGCACCGAACTTTTTAAGATGATACTCATCTAATGGTTTGGTGAACTTCTTTAAATACTCCGATTTAGAATCTAAGTATTCTAAGAAGGCTTGGAAATCCTTACTAGCTAACTTATCCAACTCTTCGTTGGTCATTTCATTGTTTGGGTCATAGGTAATCATAATTCACCAGGTTTTAATTTATCGTTCTCTATATCATCTATAAGAAACTTAATTCTTTCTTTAGCGATAAACGGTGAATCTTCCTCTAACAGAGAGAGGATTTGGTTGAGGTTCTTTAAAACTAACCTTTTAGATAATAAGGGGTTTTTTGCTCTTGGAGTGAATCCCTTATCTATCCACTCTTGTACTGTGTCTCTAAAACTCATAACTTTTATTTTTTAATATACAACTAATATACGAAATTATTTTCATATATCCAAATTTTTTATCCATATTCTCATATTGTGGGGAGATGTTTCATCACCACCAAAGTATGGGAACAGAGCCCGTTTCCTTCCTTCCCACTCTGAACATACTCTTTCGGTGGTATCACATATCCCATTGATACAACAAATGTAAGTGGTATCAGAAAAAGTGAGGTAGATAAAAATTAGCTCATTAGTAGTAATAGTAGTAATAGGAGTAAAGGTAAACATACCATCCCTTCGTACATATGATAATAACTCTAATGAATCTGAATATAGGGAAGAAGGCCTCCAACCTATCCTAAAGGAATTCTGAGAATGGTTTAACCCACAATCAGAGAACCCAACTAATTTATTTATATCTCCTATATTGGAAGAATCTCTTAAATCCGCTGAGGTGTATAGACAAGAGGAATCGAAAAGAACTTCCCACTCCCATTCGTTACCACTTCGATTCACCCCTACCTTATTCCCTATAGGAGTAGAGTAGTGTGAACCTTCAGATATCCAAAACCATTTACCGCCGTTCTCTTTAGAACAACTCAGTAAAAGTAATATCCACAAATATCTAATCACTCTCTTATAATTTTATTTCACCTTCTGCTTCCATAGTACAAGCAGGACATTTATATCTTTCTAATAGGCCGTTACTCTTCCATCTCTTCCCACAATTAAAACACTTAACCCATATCCATAGCTGTTTAGTTATTGAATGTTTCATAATTTACTCCTATTCTTCTAACGTAACAGTATATAAGTATCTGTAACAGAGAAGAAACTGAGGTAAATTAAATCCAGCTCTATATACCATATAGTTACCCAAATAGGTTTTTATAGGTAAAAAAATGGGCATCGATATGAAAATCAATCACAGCCGGTTGTAATCCATTGATACTCAGCGGATTACGATTAAATACCCCCCACCCCCCTATGGGGTGAGCCGTTATCCGTAAACTTCTACTTGTCGGTTTTGGAAATACTCCACCTTATGTTCCGCTCGGATGGCGAGTTCTAAATTACCCTCTTTATGGGCTTCTGCTAGTTTACCTAACCAATAGTTAATTTTTGGAAGGTATCCGTACTGATAGTTTTTGTTCTTATACATACTACTATTATTATTTATTATTAGCTATTTTTTATTTACTTCACTTTTTTTTAATCTTCAATCTGATAACTTATCATCAACATATAACCCATAATCGCTACTACTATCAAATAATTTATCATCTCTCAATCATTTACAGTACTAAGATAAGAAAGATTTATGCCATTTCCAAGTTTTTAATGTTAAATTTATGTTAAGTTATCAACAATTTTATTAACATTTCCCACATTTAACACCCACAAGCACCTCAACAACCCCCTATATGACACCTTGTCACTTACCATTTATGGGTATTTGGGGAAAAAATAGCGTGTTTGCCCCATTAAATATACGAATAATTTTTGAGAAATCCAAGTTTTTAACCCAAAAGTTATCAACAGACAATGTGTCATACTGCTGTTAACGGTGTTAATAACTTTTTTTACTGACAAATTGTCCCATTTTGGGAGCCGTAACCCTCTGATTTCCAACCGAATAGCAACTGACATAGTGTCCAAAAACTTATCAACATAGGGTGTTAATAACTTTTCCAGCTCAAAATTTTTTTTCCTCAACAAAAATTCGTATAAGCTGTACACATTTCTAATGGATTTGGTAACTCCTATCCCTCAGCGGGTAAAGTTTCCCAATAATGGGATTTTTAAGCTAATTTAGGATTACCGAACCTATATAGGGATACAGCTGACAGAATGTCATTATTTTGAAATACAGATTAAATAAGGTGTTAGGGAATGGGAATTTCATAGAAAATATGGGTTTGGGGGGAAAATGTGGGATTTTTACCCACTTTTGGGATACGTTTTGATTACGTTGGGATAAGAGCATAAAAAAAGGGGTACATTTGTACTCCCTCTGATTATCTATCCATATAGTGTAAGATTCTATTCATTACTACTATGAATACTACTACTATTATTATTACCTTTATCACTACTATAAGTAGTTAGCTGATATTATTCTACCTCACTTTTTTTATTGATTTGGTGATTTAAACCTTGTGGATTGTGAAGTTTTTCTATGTTTTGTTTTTCTTCCTACTACTCTCTTTCTCCACAACTTATAAGAAGATGGCTTTAAATTCTCTCTCATTAGAACTTTTACATCCTTTTCCTTCAATCCAAATTGGAATTCAATCGCTTCAAATGGTGTTCTATCTTCCCACGCCATCTGAATGATTCTATCTATATATCTATCGTATGCTTGCTCTAAATGATTCATAGATAAATAAGTAGTTAGTTGATATTATTCTACCTTACTTTTTTTTGGTTTTTTTCTACAACAATCATCCCAACCATCTTTTTTGAACGTCCACTCCGGATTTTGTTTCTTATTCTCCTTTATATATTGACGTAATTGGTGAGCTTCTATCATTAGAATGAAAAGAGGAATCACTCCTATTGATATAATTTTACTAAACATTTCCTCTTCCTGATTTAATCATATACTCTATTCGCTTTTCTTCTAACCATTGAAGGTATTTAAAGATTCGCTTAATTTTCTTTATCATTACATTCATCCTTTAAACTTATATCTTCCTTATCAATAGGTATATCGAAATCACCAATTATGTGAGCGATTGTTATTACTAACATACTTCCTAATATTATAAATGCTATCCATCCCATACTATAAAGGTTTATTTGGTTCATATACATATTTAACACTTACATCCTCTGTTACTGTTGGATGACACCAATTACCCATATGAGTTGTTGAAGAATTTTCCTCTGAAAATTTTTCTTCGTACACACCTTCGGATTCCATCCTACGGACATCTGAGTGTGGGATATCGTTGTCAAATAGGGATTTTTGATTAGGTTGATTTATTTCTTCTATAGTGTATTCTACTCCAAACTTTTTCAATATAGTTGTATATAGTTCTACACCTGTGGTTGTGATTTGAGATTTATCACCAACTGTTATTTTGAATTGTTTCATATCTTACTTATTTTCGGTTTTCCATTCTTCACCAAACGCCCCAACTTCTTTTCTAAATTCATCGTTTGGATTATATTTGTGGGTAACATAATATGCCAATATAGTACCCGGTTCTAATGCTTTATATCCATGATACACACCCGGTGGAATCTTCAATACCTGTGGATTCTTATCTGATAGGTATTTAAACTCACATCCATCATCTTCGGTGGCCCACCCTACTTTCAAACTTCCTTTCAAACAAATCCAATAATCAGTTTGTCTTTCATGTTTGTGCCATGCTACTATATGTTCTGTGGAGTTGATATATGATACATTTATCTGTCCTTGTCCATTGATAGGAAATACATCCAACAATCGTTGGGCTCTATCATCTTCGTGATACATCATATTACTTCTTTTTCTTTGGTTTACGTTTAGCTCTCTTTTTGAACTGAGATACAAATGTATCATTCTCAATAGATTCTAAAATCTCTTTAAGTTTCTCTATCGTTTCGGAATTACCACCGATTTCGATACTTCTTTTTAGATTCTCTATTATCTGTTCTTTACG